CATGTTTACGCTTGATGGTAGACAGATGCAACTAGGTCTTTCTGCTAGTGCTGCTATGGTAGAGGCTCTTCCTGAAGCCTGGAAGCTCTTTAAAACTAAGCTTAACTCTTATTGGGCTGGTGATATGAGTACTGTTAAGACTCGTTTCATCAATTATGATAAGCGTAACCGTGACTGGGAAGCCATGGGTGAGTGGATCATGAGCCGTGAAGGTAATGAAGGGCAGAAAGCTGCCTACCTTTGGGGTGATATGGCACGTAGATTGAATGATAACAGTCTTCTTACCTACTCCTCTAAGCTGATGCAATCCACTGATGATGCCTTTGGTCACATCATGGCACGTGCTAGGGCTAGGATGGCGTCTATGGAAGCTGCTTGGGCTAAACAATCTGAAGGTCCTGCTGGCAACCTACCCATTGTTGATAAGAAATTCATGAAGGAATATGAAGATAACTTCATGAAAAAGATTACCAACGCTGACGGTACTATCAACTTTGAATCTGATGCTGCTCTGAAGTATATGCAGGAAGAGGCTACCCTTACCCGTGACCTCAGTGGTTTCACTAAAGGTATGGAGCAACTCTTCAACCGTACTCCATGGGCTAAGCCGTTCTTCCTCTTTGCTAGGACTGGTGTTAATGGTCTTGAACTGACTATGAAGCATATGCCTGGCTTTAACATGTTGGTTAAGGATGAACGTAGGATTGCCAGTGCTACCTATGAGATGGCTAACTCTAAGAAGTTGCTTGACATTGGTATTGAGAATGGACAGCAACTAGACAATGCTAAAGCTATCCAAAAGGGTAGAATGGCAATGGGTGCAAGTCTTGTTACCATGGCATCTATGGCTTTCATGAGTGATCGTCTGACTGGTAATGGTCCTATCAATACTGCTCAAAAGAAGACATGGATGGCAGCTGGTTGGCAACCTAGGTCTATTAAACTAGGTGATGTCTGGGTATCCTATGATTCCTTTGAACCCTTTAACTCTATCCTTTCCTATATCGCTGACGTTGGTGATAACTCCCAACTGATGGGACCTGAGTGGGCAGAGCAAAGACTGCAGCGTGTAGCTACAGTTCTTGCACAAGGTACGGTCTCTAAGTCCTACCTCAGTGGTCTCTCCCAACTTGTAGAACTCTTTAATAACCCTGCAGAAGCAGGTAAGGTTGCTGCTAACTTGGCTAACAACCAAATCCCCCTGGGTGGTCTACGGAATGAACTAGGTAAACTGTTCAACCCTTACATGAAGGAGCTGAACTCTGACCTCTTTGAATCTATCCGTAACCGTAACCAACTGACTGAATTGATTGCTGGTGGTAATGCTTTGCCTATTAAGTATGATTTCTTAAGCGGTAAACCAATCAAAGACCATAGCTTTGTGACGAGAATGTTTAACATGTTCTCTCCAGTTCAGCTTAATGTTCTTAATTCCCCTGGTCGTACCATGCTGTTCAACAGTGGTTATGACCTAAACATTGCTGTCTATGCTAACCCTGATGGTGTCAATCTAAGAGACTACCCAGAAGTTAGGTCGATGTATCAGAAAGCAATGGGCGAACAAGACCTAGACTCTACCTTGAATGAACTAGCAAGCCGTAAGGATGTCCAAGAATCTCTTAAACAAATGGAGAAAGACAGGAACGCTGGTTTAATTGGTAAAGAGCCTAGGACATATCTGGTCAATGAATTGATCGCTGACGCTATCCGTAGAGCACAACGAAAAGCGTGGGCTGAGGTTGCTCTTGAACCAAGAGTCCAACGTCTTATCGCTGCTCAGAAGAAAATCGAAGCATCTGAATTGTCTCAGAAGGAGTATCCTAATGCTGCTAATGATCGCTATAGGGAAGCTCAAGACCTACTTAACAACATGCCTATCCGATAATCATGCCTCAAGAAAATACATGTGTAACTAGTGGGAATCTACCTCCTACGATATACACAGCAAACTTAACGACTGACGTTGATTACCCTATTGGGTTCGATCGTCTGTCTAATACAGACGTGGTAGTTTACCGCGAACAACCAGCAGGTACTTTTACACTGCTGACTAACAGTGCTACTACTGGAGCTACTCCACCAAACTACACCATTACTGGTGGTGTAACTGAAGATGGTCAAATTAGCGGAGGCAGTGTTGTCTTTGCCGCTGGTGAAGCACCTGGTGGTGTGAGCCTTGTTATCGGTCGTAGGACTAATATTTGTGACCCTATTGTCACTTATACTGTTGGTGCTTCTATTCGAGCCGAAGACCTTAATGCCAGTAATACTCAACTGTTAGATCTCATTCAAGAAATCAGGTCTACTCTTGGTCTGATGATCAATGGTGATCCTGATGACCCTATCATCCCTGGTGAAGGGATGGATCTGAATGACCTTGATGATGTTAATGTTGGTAACCCTGTAAACCCTAACCCCGGTGTCCTTCGTTGGAACGGTACTGCATGGGTTAGCAATGCTGTCCAGCTTTCTAACTTTGCTACTAACCCCTGGCAATCTGATAACGCAACCTTTGCTACTACAGCAGCAGGTGATGAACGTTGGCTTCAGACTGGTGGTGCTAACATCTTAGGTGGTGACGGTATTACTGTTGACACTTCAGTTGCTGGTCAAGTCACTATTGATGTAGACCTTGCTGCTAATTCTGGTCTAGACTTTACTGGTGCTAATGACGAACTAACAGTCACTGGTAATACAATTGCTCTAAATGGTGGTCAAAACCTCAACCCACTCTTAACTGACGGACCTTCTCAAGTCACCCTTACTGGTGGTAATAACATTTCTGTCACTCGTATTAGTGATACTGAAGTTTCCTTTGCTACAACTAGTAATCCTAGTGGTACTACTTATAAAGGTACTGTTGATGTCTCTGTTGCTCCTACTGCAGCTGTTCTAGATTCTGTAGCAGGTGATGTCTGGAGTGTCGCTGATACTGTTGCTGATGCCAACGTCGATACTGGCTGGGATACCTTACTTGAAAACTGGAATTCTGGTGATGGTGATATCGATGCAGGTGATCTAATTTCTTGTAATACAAATGATGATGCAGGTGGTACCGTTGCTGAGCGTGCAGATGACTTTAGTCTGATTGCAACTGGTGGTGGTATTGGCACCCTTCAACAAGTAACTGATCAAGGCAATACTACTGATAATAACATCTTACTCCAAAGTGGTGGTAACACTAACACTAGCCTAAACGCTGATGGTAGTGCTGTCTTTAACGAACGTGGTGAGCAGGTTGACTTCAGAGTTGAATCTGATGCAGCTGATCACATGCTGTTTGTTGATGCTAGTGATGAAGCTGTTTGGATTGGACAAAATACTGCTCCAGCAGCTACGACTAATACTTTAGAAGTTGTCGGTTCTGCACAAGTCTCTAACGGTATTGATGTAACAGCTGGTGGTGTTGAGATTACTGCTGGTGGTCTTACTGTGACAGCTGGTGGCGCTGATATCACTGGTAATAGTACTATTGATGGTGACCTAACTTTAGAGAACGACCATAACCTCATTATTACTGATAGTAGTGGGTCTAACACTGTTACTCTAGGTGTACCAGATGATGTAACCGAAACCCAAACCCTTAACTTCCCTGCTGCTGGTCCTACTGCTGATAATAGATTCTTACAAGCAAGTGGAGCAGGTACTGGAGCTGGTACTTATGATCTGGTATGGGCAGCCGGTGGTGGTGGTGGCGGTGATGTAGCTGTTGAAGACGATGGTACTTCAGTTGTCGCTGCAGCTGCTACTCTTAACTTCACTGGTGCTGGTGTAACTGTTACTGATGCTGGTGGTAACCAAGCTAACATTACTATCCCTGGTGGAGGCGGTGCCGGTGGTAATGCTCAAAACCAACAGGTCGCACTAGTTGTCGATCAAAAGGCTACAACTACTGATGGTGGTACTTCGACTGCAGGTTGGAACACCCGTACGCTTAATACCGAAGTTTATGATAATGACTCACTAGTTACTATTACTGCTGGTGATGATGGTTTTAACCTTGTCGCTGGTGAGTACCTGATTGAATGGTCAGCACCTTGCTTTAGAGGTGGTAGGCATCAAACTGCATTGAGTACATCAACTGATGACGCTGATATTGTGGCGGTTGGTAATACTGCATTTAATGATAGTGGTGATGATGAAGCTCAGACTGTTAGTTTCGGTAGTTTGAGAGTAGACAACAATGCAGCTCAAACTTATCACATTCTACACAACATCGAAACCGCACGAGCTAACGATGGTCTAGGCTTAGCATCTGATAGTGGTGAAGCTGAAATCTACACCCAAGTTAAGATTACAAACCTGGCTGGTGTTAATGTTAATGCCTCTGGTGATGTAATTAATAACGAGTATAGCGGTGCTGCTGCTTGGGCTTCGACACAGGCTAATGCTACTATTAATGGTGCACTTAATTTAACTTGCGCAGATGATGGTACTGGTCTTTACCAATACACGTTTGTAAACCCAATGCCTAATAACAACTACTCAGTAGTTGTATCACAGGCTAATAGCTCTAATAACAAAGGTCTTGCTCAGGTTATTGCCGGTAGTACTAAAAATGCAAATGGCTTCCGTATTGGTACCTATAACAGTAATGGTGATCTAACTAACAGGAACCACGAATTAGCAGTGTTCTCACTAGACGCCATGCCTCCTCGTGGTGGTACGGGTACTGATGCTTGGGGCAATATTAATGATGACGGCACAATCAATGCTAGTTATAATATAGCAACTGTTAGCAGAACTGGAGATGGCGAGTATGATGTAGAGTTTACTACAGCGATGCCTAGTGACGACTATTCAGTACAAACAACTTGTATCTCAACAGGAACTAGGGATACCTGCGCTCATACTTTTACTACTACTGGATTTTCAGTAAACACTTATTCGGCTTCTGGTAATCAACAAGATCAGGCTTTTTCATTCTCTGTCAACGCTACCAACGCAGTACTACCTAACACCATCACACAAGAGCAACTAGATGCGATCTTTGATGGTCGTGCTTATACTGGGGTTGCTGCGTGGGGCTCAGTTGGTAGTACAGGTAATCTGCTGCAAGGTCATAATGTTTCTTCTGCAAGAGAGGACCAAGGTGAATACACCATCACCTTCGAGACTCCAATGCCTGCGAATAATTACGCCATTGTTACTGGTCTACGTAATGGAAAGACAGGTTCCGGTACTATAAGGTACTCAAATCAAACTGTTAACGATTTCTCTGTTTACACAGTTAATGCTTCTAACAACTTAGCAGATAGGACTTTTAGTTTTGCTGTTATTGCACTAAATGCTACACCTCCAAGAGGTGGAACAGGTACTGATGCCTGGGCAAACGTTGATGTTGATGGTATTGCAATTGATGCAACCGGTACATTAAATGCTTCTTTTAATATTGCATCTTGTACTAAAACAGCTACTGGCATCTATGAGTTTGAGTTCATCAATCCGATGCCTACGGCTAATTATTCCGTACAAGTAAACGGAAACGCTTCCATGGCTCAGGTGCTGGCTGGACAGACAGCAGATGGATTTCGTGTTAGAACTAGAACTAACAGTGGTAGTGTCACTAATGCAGAGACAGTTAACGTTGTAGTTAATGCCAGTAACGCCGTACTTCCTGCAACAATTACTGAAGATCAAATTGCTGCACTAATCCAGAATCCAACTGCTGCTGCTGTTGCACAAGTCCAGGGTGACGGTGTAACTGCAAACGGTCCTGTACCTTTTGGACCTCGTAGTTTTAATATTGACTCTGTAACTCGTACTGCTGAAGGTACTTATACTGTTACATTTGTCAATGACCTAGATAATGATGATTATACAGTTGTAGGTTCTGTGGCGCAGGATGGTAATGCCGCCATGACCTTTATGTATGATGACAAGCAGGTTGGTCAATTTGACATTAAAATCAGGTTTAGAGATTCTAGTGGTACTACTCAAAGCTCTGACGAAGATTTCAGCTTTGCTGTTTTTGGTAATACTCGTAATGGTACACTAGGCGGTGGTGCAGATGCTTGGGGAGCTGTTGCTAATGATGGGACGCTTAACGGTGGTTTTAACGTAGAAACTATTACTCTTGCAAATACCAACCAATTTACAGTTGAGTTTGCAAATGCAATGCCAAACGCAAATTATTCAGTAGTTGCAACACCAAATGAAGGGACAGGTAGACAAGCTACAGTCACTGGTAAACAACCCGGTCAATTCCAGGTACGCACTTGGACTTCGGCAGGTGACGCAAATGCTTTTGCCTTTAACTTCGCCGTCTTCGCCACTGATGGTAATGCTGGTGGTTTCTGGCAGAGCACAGGTACCGAAGGTACTGCTACCCAAGTTCTAAGTCCACTGAATGATGATGCTACTGTTCAAGTTACTGATACACTTGAGGTCTGGGGTGGTCATACACAGGCTCTAACTAGCATTGGTTTAGATGCTAATAATTATATTATTAGAGGATTCAACGATGCTAATAACAACCAAACCTTTGGTGTCTTAGATACTGGTGAAATACGTGTTGGTGTTAACCTGGCTAACGCTGCAAACACTAATGCAACTATTACTCCTGATGGTAACTTAACCTTAGATGGTACTGAAATTACTTTAACTAATCTACCGACTGCTGACCCTAGTGTTGCTGGTCGTTTGTGGAGTGATGGTGGTGTTCTAACTATTAGTGCTGGTTAATGGAATTCCCTAGACTGGACTTACCACGTCTAGACCTCCCAGCAGCCCCTACAATGCCCGTACCTACTCTGGAGATACCATCCCACCAGATACCTAGGTACGAGCCCCTTGTGGTGCCTCCTAGCGACCTTAGAGCACCTCCTGGTGTTAAGGGAGGAGTAAATACTAAACCTCCTCCTAAACCTACTATCAAAAAACCACCCACTTTACCTAAAGAAGTAAGGATGTTGGATATACCTGGTACGGATTTAACTGTACCAGTTCCAACTAATACAGTCTTAGCTACTGCTGGAACTACTGCTGTAGTCTCAGTTGGTGTAGGTATGATTGCAACTACTATCTTTAAACGTTTAGTTGACTTATTAAAACCTGTCATTAAAAAGTTATTGACTCGTAAGAAAAAGAATGAACGATGAACAACAGGGTTGGTTTACAGAGATAGTTAAATTTATTGTCCTGCTATGGGCTGGTGGGGTCTTGACTATGTCTTACATGGGTAAGATGCAAAAGATGGACCCTACTTTTGTTGCTAGTCTACTTAGTGGTACATTAGCTTCTTACGGTATCCAAAGAATGAAAGAAAATGGAAACGGTAAAAAACTATGATCTTACTACTTATCCTCCTATTGACAGCAGAGGCTAAAGCGCAGTCTGTTACTCCTAACTTTACTCAAGGTAGTATGCAGTCTACGACAACTGTCACACAAACTGTTACTGAAACTATCGCACATGAAATCTACGGAGGATCTACTTCCGCATGGTCTGGTACAAATGTAACTCCATCTGCAGATCTTTCCTCTTTCACTGTGGTAGACTCAGCCGAGCCTTTTCAATACGAGGTGACAACCAGAGCAGCTGGAGTAATCGAAACAATCGATATCGAAAGAGAAATAGATTTATCATCTACTACTTCTTCTCTCTCAGTATTCTCCCAGTAAACGCTCAGGAACCTCAAGTACATAATACTTCGAATCCTATTGCTGCGGCTACTGGTAACGTAACTAATCAAGCAGTACAAATACAAAATAATGGAGCACCATCTCGTCAGTACATGTTCCCTAATAACTCTTGTAATGGGTCTACAATGACTCTTACTCCCTTTGTTATGGGTAATAATACAACTCCTACTGATCGTCATAGCAGGGTAACTACTGCTAACTGGGGATTCCAAGTAGGGTTTGCTATACCATTAGATGGTGGTATGACAGAACTGTGCAAATCTATTGCACGTAAACATGAAGACAAAATGTCTTTAGACTACGAACTGACAAGAGCTTTGAAGTGTTCCGAAATACAAAAGAATGGGTTCATGCTTAGACCTGGAACCCGTGTCGCTCATATGTGTAGCGATGTAATCCCTATTACAGCTTATGAAAAAAGCAAATGAAGACCAGTTTAATGAACTCCATAACCTGGTTACTACAGAGTTTCTAAACCGAGTGAAATCCGGTGAAGCTTCTACTCAAGACCTCAAGGCAGCTTGTGACTGGCTTAAGGCAAATGACATTAGTGGTGTCGCTTATGAAGGTAATCCTCTAGATAAGCTAGCCAATGTGATCCCCCAAATTGACCCAGAACTTGTACAGAGGAGACTGTATGGCAGCAAGCAAAGGGTTTAAAGGACCTAAGTATGCTAATGGAAATTACAAGTCCCAACAACAAGCATATAACAAAACTAAAAAAGGACTAGAACTTAGAGTCAATGCCAATAGGTTAAGACGAGAGCTAAAGATAGCAAAAGGCGATCCTAGAGAAGCTGGACACTACAAAGGTAGTACCACTAAAGGAAGACCACAAAACGCTAAATCTAATGCTGCTCGGAAACCTGCATGACTCCATTGCTCCCTAAACCTGATTACTATTTGACTAACCTAATAACCATGACAAGCTCCGAAG